AAAACTACTTTAAATAATGGCATTCAAAATGAAACCTTGTTCTCCAGCTTTAATGACGACTGAGAGATACGGAAGCCCTATTAAAAAGGCAAAGTTTAAGCAACACAAAATGTATGGCAAAGATGGTACGGTTGAAGTTGCTGAAAGCAAAAAAGAACATTTAAAATTAAAAGGAAAAGGTTACGGCCACGAATCCCCTGCAAAGAAATCTGCAGCTTGGGAACGCAAAGAAGGAAAAAATCCTGATGGTGGTTTAAATCAAAAGGGTGTTGATTCTTACAAAAAAGAAAATCCTGGATCTAAACTACAAACAGCAGTAACAACTAAACCTTCTAAATTAAAGGCTGGAAGTAAAGATGCCAAAAGACGTAAATCATTTTGCGCAAGAATGGGTGGTATGGCAGGCCCAATGAAAAAACCAAACGGTGAACCAACAAGAAAAGCTCTTGCATTAAGAAAATGGAATTGCTAAATGAAATCAAAAGGATTAGGGGACACCATAGAAAAAATAACCAAAGCAACCGGAATAAAGAAACTAGTAGATAAGCTACCTGGTGATTGCGGATGCAAGAATAGAAAAGAAATGTTAAATAAAGCATTTCCTTATAAACAAAAACCAAACAATTAAATTAAATCATTATGAGTAAAGTAAAAGCAATTGACGTAGATCACAAAGAAGTAAAATCAATTTCAGAAGAGCAATTAAAGGGATTACAAGAATCTGTTAACAAACAGAATCAAATCCAAATGCAGATTGGTGGAATAGAAGGCCATAAGGCTACATTAGTTACACAGCTGCAAGGTATTGCTGAAGGGTTACAAAAAATGCAAGCAGATCTTGAAAAAGAATATGGCTCTGTAAATATCGATCTTAAAACTGGTGAAATCAGTGAAATAGATGTCCCAGCAAGTAATTAGAAAAATAAGCGTTGGGAAAGACTATAAAAATGACGCCATGCACTATGCTGTTGGACAGGAAGTGTATGGTGGTCATACTATAGCCCATATTGTAGAGGAAGAAGAAAAGTACTCTATCTACATTACTAAAAAAGATATGTTAATGCCTTGGAAAGATTTCAACAAAAACATGTCAATATCTGTTGAATATGATCTTTCATGGTAAATGCACAGTGTATTCAATTACCTAGTTGAACCGAAGGGCAGTAGGTCAACTGGAAAAAAAGATATAGAAGGACAAGAACTATTATTAAATACAGATTTACAAAATCACGAATACGTAAATAGAATAGGTAAAGTGTTAAGTTTACCGTTAGCTAACAAATATAAAGAACTTAAAGAAGGTTATGAAGTTATTGTACATCATAATATATTTAGAAGATTTAGAGACGTTAGAGGTAAAGAAAAAAATAGTAAAAACTATTTAAGTGAAAATGTATATTTAGTTCAACCAGATCAAATATATGCTTATAAAAAAGATAACGAATGGAAAGCTTTAGATGGTTTTGTTTTTGTTATGCCGATTAAAGAAACTAAAACGTTTTCTTTAGATGCTGAAAAGCCATTAAAGGGTATAGTAAAATACTCAAACGGTGAATTTGAAAAAGAGCAATTGATAGGGTTTAGACCGAATTCAGAATATGAATTTATAATAGAAGGGCAGAGGTTATACCGAGTACCCACCAATTCAATTACAATCAAATATGAACATCAAGGAAACGAAGAAGAGTATAATCCAGGCTGGGCACAGGGCAGTTGAGGAGCTTATAAAAGTTGCTAAAGAAGCTATTGTAGATTCAGATGATGATATATCAGCCGATAGGCTTAAGAACGCAGCAGCTACAAAAAAGCTAGCAATTTTTGATGCTTTTGAAATACTTAACCGCATTGAGGAAGAAGAAAGAATATTAGATAACAAGCCAAAAAAAGAAATTGAAATATCTTCATTTGGCGGTTTTGCTGAAAATAGATCTAAGTAATGTACGAGCAAACGCTATATAAAATTATACAGCCTATAAAGCTTACGACAATATCTAGACTTAATAAAGGAAAAAAGTGGGAATACGGTTATAGCAAAGAGCACGATGTAGTTGTTATTAGTAAGACTGGTCAAATAGGTGAAATATACGAGATACAAAATCTTAAAATAGCTTTACCAAAAACGCCAGGAAAACTTAGCAAAGCTACAGATAAATGGACGCCTGAAGAATATCCTAAACAATTAAAAGGTATTAAAAGTATTTTTGATTGGAGGGAATATCCAGAAGGATTTAAACAAACTTGGGGGAAATATATAGATGAAAATTTCAATAAAAGAGAATACGGTCACTGGTTCAATAATAAGGGTGTGGATACTTACATTACTGGTACTCACTTTATGTACCTGCAGTGGTCCAAGATTGATGTTGGGCAACCAGACTTTAGGGAGTCAAACAGATTATTCTATATATTCTGGGAAGCTTGCAAAGCAGATAAAAGATGCTACGGTATGTCTTACCTCAAAAATAGACGTAGTGGATTCTCATTCATGGCTTCTGGAGAAACAGTTAATATGGCCACAATATCAAGTGACTCAAGATTTGGTATATTATCCAAGTCTGGTTCTGATGCAAAGAAAATGTTTACCGACAAAGTCGTACCCATTAGTGTTAACTTCCCGTTTTTCTTTAAACCAATACAAGACGGTATGGACAGACCCAAAACCGAACTTGCCTACCGTGTACCCGCTTCTAAATTTACACGTAGAAAACTTGACAGCAATGAGGGAAGAGAAATACTCGCTGGCTTGGACACAACAATTGATTGGAAAAACACAGGAGACAATGCTTATGATGGGGAGAAACTAAAACTCCTTGTGCATGATGAAAGTGGAAAATGGGAAAGACCAAATAACATCCTCAATAACTGGAGGGTTACTAAAACAACATTAAGGTTAGGATCCAGAATTATTGGAAAGTGTATGATGGGATCAACATCAAACGCTTTAGATAAAGGAGGAGAAAACTTTAAGAAACTATACAACAGCTCTGATGTTACAAAAAGAAACGCCAATGGACAGACTCGCTCAGGACTCTATTCTTTGTTCATACCTATGGAATGGAACTACGAGGGATTCATTGATTCTTATGGCTTACCTGTATTCAACACACCAAAATCAGAAACTGTTGGCCCTCAAGGGGATCAAATAGATGTAGGTGTAATAGAACATTGGAGTAATGAAGTTGAGGGATTAAAAGGAGATCAAGATGCTTTAAATGAATTTTACAGACAATTCCCAAGAACGGAAGAGCACGCGTTTAGAGACGAAACAAAAAACAGTATATTTAATTTAGCAAAAATATACGAACAAATAGATTACAACGAAGACTTAGGTAACAGCAATGTTTTAACAAGAGGTAGTTTTCAATGGGAACATGGGGTAAAAGATTCTAAAGTAATGTTTTCACCAAATCCAAATGGAAGATTTCTTATAAGCTGGATACCTAGTTACAATATACAAAATAGGCAAATATCTAAAAATGGTATTAAATGGCCCGGTAATGAGCACATGGGCGCATTCGGTTGTGATAGTTATGATATATCAGGAACAACAGATGGAAGAGGATCTAAAGGAGCTTTACACGGTTTAACTAAGTTTAGCATGGAAGATGCTCCGCCAAGTACTTTTTTTCTTGAATATGTTGCAAGACCACAAACAGCAGAAATGTTTTTTGAAGATGTGTTAATGGCTTGTGTATTTTATGGCATGCCTTTACTTTGTGAAAATAACAAACCTAGACTTTTATATTATTTTAAAAGAAGAGGTTACAGAGGCTATTCAATGAATAGACCTGATAAGTTATGGAACAAGTTATCCGTAACTGAAAGAGAAATAGGTGGAATACCTAATTCAAGTGAAGATATAAAACAAGCTCACGCAGCTGCTATTGAAATGTATATAGATAAGCACGTAGGTTTAAACGACCAAAACGAATACGGAACAATGTACTTTAACGAAACGTTACAAGACTGGTCTAAATTCGATATAAATAATAGAACAAAATTTGATGCCGCTATTAGCTCTGGGCTCGCTATTATGGCTTGTCATAAAGATTTGTATAGACCAAACAATAAAATGCAAAGAGCACCAATTAATATAAGATTTGCTAAATATCAAATCGAGGGATCATCATCAAAAATAATAAAATAGTAATATGGCAGGAGTAGTAAATAGTTTTTTTCCAAGTCAAGTTGCAAGTGATGCAGAGAAAATGTCACGAGACTACGGACTCCAGGTTGGAAGAGCGATTCAAAATGAGTGGTTCTCGAACAACTCTGGCGTTACAAGATTTAGGAGTAATCAAAATACGTTCCATAGCTTAAGGCTATACGCAAGGGGAGAACAGCCTATACAAAAGTATAAAGACGAAATGTCTATAAATGGTGATTTGTCTTATTTGAATTTAGACTGGAAGCCAGTGCCGATATTATCTAAATTTGTTGATATAGTAGTTAACGGAATAGCAGATAGATCATTTGATTTAACAGCTTATTCACAAGATCCATATGGAGTTAGTAAAAGAACTAAATATATGGAGTCTATTATTAGAGACTTGCAAACAGAAGAGTTAAATGTATTCGCTCAAGAAAATTTTGGTATTAATTTATTTGAAAATAACCCAGATAGATTACCAGATTCAGAGGAAGAATTAGATTTACACATGCAACTAAGCTATAAGCAAGGAATTGAAATAGCAGAAGAAGAGGCTTTGAGTGTTATGTTTGATGAAAACAGATATGACTTAACAAAGAAAAGATATTATTACGATCTTACAACACTTGGAATAGGTGCTGTTAAGAATAATTTTACAGAAGCAGAAGGTGTTACCGTAGATTACGTTGATCCGGCTTATTTAATTTATTCTTACACAGAGGACCCGTATTTTCAAGATATATATTATGCAGGGGAAGTTAAATTCGTGCCCTTAAACGAGCTTAAAAAGCAGTTTCCGAACCTAACTGAGGGGCAGATGGAGCAAATCCAACAGCAAGGTTCTCAAAATTATGGTGTTTGGAATAATAATATAAGCAATACAAATAATAACAATAGGGATCAAAATATAGTACAAGTACTTTACTTTAATTATAAGACTTATATGAACGAAGTTTATAAAGTAAAAGAAACTGCTACTGGAGCATCCAAGATAATTGTTAGAGATGATCAATTCAATCCACCGATTGAAATGTACGAAGAGCAATTTGGCAAAATGTCAAGATCGTTAGAAGTATTATACGAAGGTGTTATGATATTAGGAACAGATATTGTTCTTAAATGGGAGATGGCTAAAAATATGATGAGACCTAAAAGCGATAGCACTAAGGTTAAAATGAATTACGCCATTACAGCACCAAGAATGTATCAAGGTAAAATTGAATCAATAGTAAGTCGTTGTACTGCTTTTGCGGATATGATACAATTAACACATTTAAAGCTACAACAAGTATTGCAAAGAATGATACCTGATGGTGTTTATTTAGATGCTGATGGTATTAATGAAGTTGATTTAGGTAATGGCACAAACTATAATCCTCAGGAAGCATTAAATATGTTTTTCCAAACAGGTTCTATTATAGGTAGATCGTTTACACAAGAAGGTGATATGAATCCTGGCAAAGTGCCAATTCAAGAAGTTCAAACAGGAAGTGGTGGTCAAAAGCTACAAACATTAATATCAACTTACAATTATTATCTGCAAATGATAAGAGATGTAACCGGTCTTAATGAAGCAAGAGACGGAAGTACTCCAGACGCAAGAGCTTTAGTTGGTGTACAAAAAATGGCAGCGGCTAATTCAAACACAGCAACAAGACATATATTAGATGCAGGACTTTATTTAACTAGAGAAACTGCAGAATGTTTATCTCTTAGAATATCAGATATACTGGAATATCATCCAGCTAAAGAATCTTTTATACAAAAGATAGGTGGATTTAATGTAGCTACTTTAGACGAAATGAAAGATCTTCATTTGCATGACTTTGGTATATTCTTAGAATTAACACCTGATGATGAAGAGAAACAGCTTTTAGAAAACAATGTTCAACAGGCTCTAAGTGCTGGGTTAATTGATTTATCCGATGCTATCGATATAAGAGAAGTTAAAAATCTTAAATTAGCTAATCAATTGTTAAAAGTTAGACAAAAGAAACGTCAAGAAAGATTACAACAAGAGCAACAAGCAAACATACAAGCTCAAGCTCAAGCTAATGCTCAGGCACAACAAGTAGCAGCACAAGCTGAAGTTCAAAAAGACCAAGCTTTATTCCAAACTAAATCTCAATTAGAACAACTTAAAGGTCAAATTGAACAGCAAAGAATTAGCGTAGAGGTTGGGGCTAAGAAAGAATTAATGGCTTTAGAATTCCAGTACAACATGCAACTAAAGGGTATCGAGGTAGATAATGCTAAAGCTAAAGAAAAAGAAATAGAAGATCGTAAAGATCAACGTACAAGAATACAAGGTACACAGCAGAGTGAAATGATCTCTCAAAGAAAAAATGATACACCCCCTACTAATTTTGAATCCGGAGGAAACGATACAATGGGCGGTGGATTTGGCTTAGGTGCGTTTGATCCTAGGTAATAATAATAATAACAATCATATAATATTTTATCATGTCAGAAACTAAAACAGAAGGTAGCTTTAAAATTAAAGCACCACAAAAAAAAGAACCAGTAGCGGAACAAAAAGTAGAAGCTCCTGTAAAAAAAGCGGTTGAAGAAAAAGCCGAGCCTAAAAAAAATATTAATCCAGCAGCTTCAATAAATGAAGAAAGCGGTAATATTAAATTAGATTTAAACAAAATTAATAATCCACAAGAAGATGCCAATAAAGAGCAAGAAACAGCAGACGTGGTTGCAGATCAACAAACCGAACCTGTACAAGAAGTGGAAAAAGAAATACCACAACAACCAGAGCCCGTTCAAGCTGAAGAATCCGTTCTCGAAGAAATAACCGAAGAAGAGGTTGTAGAAAAAACAGAAGAATTAAAACAAGAAGTTGAACAAGCTGTACAGCAATCACAGGACACAGCAGAGCCTTTACCAGAAAACATACAAAAGGTTGTAGAATTTATGCAAGAAACAGGTGGTAGCCTAGAGGATTATGTTAAACTTAATCAAGATTATACTCAATTAAACGATAATCAATTATTAAGAGAGTACTACGAAAACACAAGACCACATTTAGAGAGAGAAGATATTGACTTTCTCATGGAAGATAAGTTTTCTTTTGACGAAGACGTTGATGACGAAAGAGATGTAAGGCGTAAAAAAATATCACAGAGAGAAGAATTAGCTAAAGCTAAAAATCATTTAGATGGATTAAAATCTAAATACTATAAAGAAATAAAAGCAGGTTCTAAACTAGCACCTGAACAACAAAAAGCGGTAGAATTTTTCAATCGCTATAAAAAAGAAAATGAACAGGCAACTCAAATAGCTGAGAAGCAAACAGAAGTGTTTTTAAATAAAACGAACAATGTTTTCGGTGATGATTTCAAAGGTTTTGATTATCAAGTCGGGGATAAAAAATATCGTTTTAAAGTTAAAGATGCTAACTCTATTAAAGAAAACCAAAGCGATATTAACAATTTTGTCAAGAAGTTCTTGAATGAAAAAAATGAAATGTCAGACGCTAAAGGTTATCACAAGGGGTTATTCACAGCTATGAATGCAGACTCAATTGCAAATCATTTTTATGAGCAAGGTAAAGCCGATGCCATGAAAACAAGTATGGAGAAAAGCAAAAATGTCCAGATGGGAGCGAGAGGCGTTCATCAGGAAGTGAAATCTTCTAATGGGTTTACAGTTAGATCAGTCGATTCAGGAGCCGCCGATTCAAAATTACGAATTAAAACATTTAAACACATTTAAAATAATTTATTATGGCATTTGAAGTAGCGCCAGCAACGTTGGCAAATTTAAACCACCTTACACCGAGACCAGTTAAGGGACTGTTTGGAGATAACTATTTATCTTTAGCAGATATGACCTGGACTCAACAATTTTTACCCGAAGTTTATGAGAAAGAAGTAGAGAGATACGGTAACCGTACTATCACTGGTTTCTTAAGAATGGTTGGAGCAGAGATGCCTATGGCATCAGATCAAGTAGTTTGGTCAGAACAAGGAAGATTACATATTGCTTATGATACAGCAATATCTAACGCACCGGCTGCTGGAGCAGGGGCAGCAGGAACACAAACAATTGGTTTACCTTCACCGGGAGCTGATGGGAAAGTTCCATTATTGGGCCCAGGTATGACAATAGTTGTATCGCTAAAAGCAGGTGGTAATGTAGTGAATAAAGCATTTGTTAAGTCTTTAGGGGCTTTAGCAGGTGGTATTCAAACATACAATATAGAAGTATATGATAACGTTAACAGAAATCTTACAGCGGCTCTAGGTGGAGCAGTTGCAGGAGCACCTCTTAGTTTATTCGTATATGGTTCTGAATATGGAAAAGGATCAGAATTAGCTGGTAATTCAGTTGATGCATCTTTTACAACTTTCAGTAACAAACCAATCATCTTAAGAGACAAGTATGAGGTTAACGGTTCAGACGTTGCTCAAATAGGATGGGTTGAAGTTACTACTGAAATAGGAACTGGTGGATACTTATGGTACTTAAAATCAGAGCATGAATCAAGAATTAGATTTGAGGATTACTTAGAGATGAGTATGGTTGAAGCAGAAAANGCAGCTACTCCATTTGCGGATGCAGCAGGAGCTACGCTTTCAGGTATGCAAGGATTATTCTCTACACTAGAAGAAAGAGGATTAGTGTGGGCAGGAACTGATTTTGCAACAGTAGGTGCAGGAACAGGAATTTCCGCATTTGATGACATCTTACAAGAACTAGACAAGCAGGGAGCTATTGAGGAAAATATGATGTTTTTAGATAGAGCTACGTCTCTAGGTATTGACGACATGTTAGCTGCTCAAAATTCTTACGGAGCTGGTGGTACATCTTACGGTGTATTTGACAACTCTGAAGATATGGCGCTTAATCTTGGGTTCTCTGGATTCAGAAGAGGAGCTTATGACTTTTATAAAACAGACTGGAAATATCTAAATGATTCTACAACTCGTGGATTAATTGACGATATTAAAGGTGTTATTGTACCGGCTGGAACTTCTACAGTTTACGATCAACAATTAGGACAAAATATTTCAAGACCTTTCTTACACATCAGATACAGAGCTTCTGAAGCTGATGATAGAAGATTAAAATCTTGGGTAACTGGTTCAGTTGGCGGAAACTATACAAGCGACAAGGATGTTATGAATGTGCATTTCTTATCAGAAAGAACAATGTGTACTCAGGCAGCAAATAACTTTGTATTATTAAAAGGATAGATTAACTATCAAGTAGTGGTTACCCTCGTTGAATTGACGGGGGTGATTATTACTCTTATTAACATTTATATTATATCATATCATGGCTAAAAAAGCACAAGCAGAAACTATTGAGGTTGCACCTCAAAAAATAAATACACCTAAAGTAGAAAAAGATACTTGGGAAATAAAAAATAGATTGTATGAATTAGCTAATGGCAAAGAGCCTTTGGTGTATTCAATACCAACATCACACTCTAACAAAGTTTCATTACTTTGGTTTGATGAAAAACAAGGGTATCAAAGAGAATTAAGATACGCTACTAATCAAAGATCACCGTTCGTTGACGAACAAAAAGGGCAAGTTACTATGGGTAGAATAATTTTTCGAGATGGAAAGTTAAATGTACCAAAAGAAAATATTGTATTACAAAAGCTATTATCTTTATATCACCCTGGGCTTGGGAAAAAGTATGTTGAATACAAACCTCAAGAGCAAGCAACTAATGAAGTAGAGTGGATTGAATATGAATTAGCTGCATTAAATATGGCCAAAGGCTTATCTATTGATGACGCTGAAGCAATATTACGTGTGGAAGTTGGAGAAGCGGTAAATACTTTATCATCATCTGAATTAAAAAGAGATGTATTAATATTTGCTAGAAAAAATCCACAACTATTCTTGGAANTAGCNCAAGATGATAATACCCAATTAAGAAATTTNGGTATTAAAGCTGTTGAAGCANGAATATTAAATTTATCACAAGATCAAAGAACATTTACTTATGGNGGAAATGGCCGTAAAGTAATGACTGTGCCTTTTGATGAGCATCCTTATTCAGCATTATCAGCATTCTTTAAAACGGATGAAGGTATGGAAATATATAAGGCAATTGAAAAAAGACTTAAATAGTCACCATTATAGTAATAGGCTACTAAATGGTGGCCTATTATTATAATAATAAAAAATAAATTATGGCTGTAAGCGTAGATACTGTTTATCAAAGAGTTTTAGCAATACTAAACAAAGAACAAAGAGGATATGTAACTCCTCAAGAGTTTAATCTATTTGCTAATCAAGCTCAATTAGATATATTCGAACAATACTTTTATGATATTAATCAGTTTGGAAGAGTACCCGGTAATGATACTGAGTTTTCTGACATGCTTAATATACTAAACGAAAAAATAAATTTGTTTGAAGCAAATGGCGCTATGACTTATAACGCCTCCCTTTATTGGCAAACTCCTGCCGATTTATATAGATTAGGTACAATAGTTTATGGGAACACAGTAACTTCAAAATCACTGTATCCTACACCTAATACCGTTGTTAATACAACAACCCTTGTAGAAGCGGAACGTATAAATTACAATGAATATTTAATGATTAACCAATCAGAATATTTAAAACCAACAAACTCAAGACCTGTCTTCGTGGCAAGCACATCTGGATATAAAGTATACGGAGCCGCTGGTGAGTTAATTACCGGAGTTACGTGTAATTATATTAAAAAGCCCACCGAGGTCGCTTGGGGATACCAAATGGTGTACGGTGAAGCTCTATATGATGCAACAACCGCTGTGGACTTTGAATTGCATGATTCCGAGGAAACTGAATTAGTCATTAAGATTTTAGCATTTGCTGGTCTTTCTACAAAGCAAATTGAAATGTATCAAGTTGCAAATAGCATAGAAGTACAAACCTCTCAACAAGAAAAACAATAATAGATGGCATTAATAAATCAAACACAAGAACAATACTACTTAGGCCCAGATGGAGTATGGGATAGTAATGATGAAAATTATGGTGACTATCAATTTGTAAGCATTTCAGATATTATAAATAACTTTATGGTTGTTTATGTGGGGGAAGAAAAAATTATACCCAAAGTAAAAAGAACTGATGTAGTTTTTCATGCCCAACAAGCTATTCAAGAATTTAGCTTTGATACATTACCTCAAGAAAAATCTGTGGAAATAGAATGCCCTCCAGGTTTGTATATGATTATGCCACAAGATTATGTTAATTACACTAAATTATCTTGGGTTGATAACAGTGGTGTTGAAAGAATTTTATATAGAACAGACTTAACAAGCAATCCTTTACCTTACGCTCAAGATAGTAATTACCAATATATATTTGATTCAGATGGTAATGTGGCCTACCCACAACCGTCTGAAACATTAAGAAGATGGCAAAAAAATAGTGAATTTCCAATAAGCGGAGATGCTAATGGCTGGAATGCATGGCAAAATAACCCTGATCTTTTAAACTTATATGCTTATGGAGGTAGATATGGATTAAATCCAGAGCAAGCACAGGCTAATGGTGTATTTTACATAGATCATTCAAAGGGTATGATTAGGTTTAGCTCAAATTTAGTAGGTAAAATTGTAACTTTAAAATATATAAGTGATGGATTAGGATGCGATGAGGACATGACAGTACATAAGTTTGCTGTAGATGCAATATATAAATATATTACTCATGCTATATTATCCGTAAAAGCCAACACACAAGAATACGCTATACAAAGATTTAAAAAAGAAATGGTAGCCGCAAGAAGAAATGCTAAAATTCGTTTATCAGAATTAAAGTCAGATCTAATGGCCCAAGTAATGAGAAACCAATCCAAATGGATTAAATCGTAAAACTGAATGGCAGAATTAATACACACGTTTACTGGCGGGAAAATGAACAAAGATCTTGATGAAAGATTAGTTCCTAATAGTGAATATCGCGATGCTTTAAATTTAGAGATTGCCTCTTCTGAAAATTCACAAGTTGGTTCATTTCAAAATATAAAAGGTAATACAGAATTATTCTATGAGTCAAGCAACTTGAAAACAGGTGCTTTTACTTTATGGAGTGGCAATGATTATATAACATCATTAAGCAATCCCGTGTGTATTGGAGCAATCTCCGATGAAAATTCAGATGATATATATTGGTTTATAGCCTCAGATAATGTAAGTGCTATAGCTAAATATAATTCTATAACTCAATTAACACTCCCGTTACTTGTAGACACCCAAAACATTTTAAAATTTAGCAAAAATTATTTAATAACTGGTATTAACGTACTTGAGGGTATGTTATTTTGGACTGACAATCAAACAGAACCAAAAAAAATAATCATAAAAGATTGGGCACCGCCAGCTAATTTTTCTACTCATTCGCAAATATATGGCAGAAACTTTATAGAATCTGATATAACTGTTATAAAAAAATATCCTTTACAACCACCAACAATAACAACTTACTCAACTACGCAAAAGCTACCAGATGGCACTGTTGCTAATATTGATACTCAAACATTATTTTCTTTTACAAAAAATGTAGGAACTGTTGCAGCACCTATAATAGCGCCTTTATCACCACAAGATGGAGCACAAGCTTTAACCTGGCTAGGCAATACTCCTCCTTATTATAAGGTTGGAGACATTTTAATATTTTCATTAGCCACAAATGATCCTTTAGATACAGACGCGGTTATAAAGTGTAAAGTATTAAGTGTTATTGGTGGAAGTACAAATCAAACAGGAGCATCAGTACAAGTTCTTACAGTAGGTCCAGGTTCTGAAACACAAACATTAGACCCTGGTT